ATATTAATATGAACAAAGAAAAAGATGAAAAGAACTGGAGAATATCTGTATCTTTTAATTTTATACAAACATGAGTTTTAAAAAAAATAAATACCAAGTTATTAGAAATGTTATATCAAAAGAACTAGCTGACATAGCTTATACTTATTTACAAATATCAGCAGAGGCAGATCATTGGATGCTTACGAATCAAGTAACACATGAAAAAAATCCATTGATAGGTAATTTTAAAGATGAACAAGTACCGGGATCTTATGCTAAATATGCAGATAGATTAATGGAAACATTACTTATTAAAACAATACCTGTAATGAAAGTTAAGACAAACTTAGATCTAATACCTACCTATTCTTACACAAGATTATATAGAACAGGTAATATATTAAACAGACATAAGGATAGACCTAGTTGTGAGATATCAACAACACTTAATTTAGGTGGGGATCCATGGCCTATATTTATAGATCCAACAGGAGAAAACAATGTTATTGATGAATATCAAGGTGTTATAAAACCTGATGCACCTAAAGGTGTACAAGTTAATTTAAAACCTGGTGATATGCTTATATATTCTGGTTGTGAGTTAGAACACTGGAGAGAACCTTTCCAAGGCAAGTTATGCGGACAAGTATTCCTACACTATAATCATGCAAATGGACCCTTTGCAAAATCTAATTTGTATGATAAAAGACCTATGTTGGGTATACCCAAAACTCGTTGATTCACAGCGCACTTTAATATAATCTAGGATACATATGTTACAAAAAGTGGCTTTTTTGCCAGGATTCAATAAACAAGTTACTGCTACAGGTGGAGAAAACCAGTGGATAGATGGTGACAATGTTAGATTTAGATATGGTACACCAGAAAAAATTGGTGGCTGGGCACAACTTGGTTCAACAGAATTAACTGGAAGAAACACAGCCTTAGCTCATTTTGTAAATTCGGTTGGTATTAAATATGCTGCTTTAGGAACTAACAAAATTTTATATGTATACTCTGGTGGTATCTTTTACGACATCCACCCTATTAGAGCTACATCAACTTTAACAGGTGCATTCTCTACAACTAATGGATCAGCAACAGTTACAATAACTTTTGCAGCAGACCATGGTTTAAACATTGGTGACGTTATCTTATGTGATAATTTTACAGCTATTACAAATTCTAATTTTAACTCTACAAATTTTGATGATGTTAGATTTGAAATTAAATCTATTCCAACAGATAGAACTTGCACAGTACTTTTAGCGTCCACTGAAGGTGGATCTGGTGCAACAACTTCTGGTGGTATCAGAGTACAAGCTTATTTTAGAGTAGGACCTGCTGTTGAAGTAGCAGCTACGGGTTGGTCATTAGGTCAATGGGGCGGAACAGCTTCTGGTACATTTGTATCTTCATTAGCTTCTGGTATCAACGCATCAGTTACAAGTTTAACAATAGCTAGTGCTACATCATTTCCTTCATCAGGAACCGTGATCATTGGCACAGAATTAATTACATACAGTTCGGTAAGTGGTAACACTTTATCAGGATTAACTAGAGGAGCAAATGGTACAACGGCAGCAACACATTCTTCAGGTGCGGTTGTTACGGAAGCAGCAGCTTATTCTGGTTGGGGTGCAGCTCCATCAGGAGATATAATTACAGCGCCAGGTTTATGGGCATTAGATAATTTTGGTAATACTTTAGTTGCAACAATATTTAGTGGTGAAACTTTTACTTGGAGTTCTGAAGGTACAGACGCTACAAACACAAGAGCAACTTTAGCATCAGGTGCACCTACAGCGTCACGTGATATGTTAGTATCTACACCGGATCGACACTTAGTATTTTTTGGAACTGAAACAACTATTGGAACTAAATCTACACAAGATCAAATGTTTATAAGATTCTCTTCTCAAGAAGATATTACAGACTACGTACCTACAGCAACCAATAGTGCTGGTACACAAAGACTGGCCGATGGATCACGGATCATGGGCGCACTTAGAGGTAGAAATGCAATCTATGTATGGACTGACACAGCATTATTTTTAATGCGTTTTGTTGGTGCACCTTTTACATTTGCCTTTGAACAAGTAGGAACTAACTGTGGATTGATTGGTAAGAACGCTGCAGTAGAAGTTGATGGTACAGTTTATTGGATGTCAGAAAATGGTTTCTTTAGATATGGTGGACAGTTAGAATCACTACCTTGTCTAGTAGAAGATTTTGTTTTTGATGATTTAAATACAGTAACTAAACAACACGTTAACGCAGGACTAAACAATTTGTTTGGTGAGATTAATTGGTTCTATGTATCTTCTGGTTCCAACACAGTGAACAGAGTTGTAACTTATAATTATTTTGATTCTTCAGCTCAAAGACCTATATGGACAACAGGTACATTAAATAGAACAGCTTGGACAGATTCAGCTGTATTTGGTAAACCACATGCAACAGAATATGATACCTCTACAAATGGTACAGTAGGTTCAGCAACATATGTACAAGGAAACTCAGATGGTGTTTCAATATACTATGAACATGAAAAAGGATTAAACCAAGTTAAAGAAGGAGCTGAATCAGCCATTGCTGCAAACATAGAATCAGGAGATTTTGATATATCAATTACTAAAGAAGGCGGAGCAAGTACAAAAGGTGATGGTGAATTTATGATGAAAATAAGCAGAGTATTACCAGACTTTCTATCTCAAACAGGAGATGCAACAGTTACATTACAATTAAGAGATTTTCCAACTGACGTAGAAGCAAGCTCAGCATTAGGACCATTTACAGTTACAACAAGCACTAAAAAAATAGATACAAGAGCAAGAGCACGTGCTATATCATTAAAAGTATCTAACACAAGTACAAGTCAATTTTGGAAACTTGGTACATTTAGATTAGATATACAACCGGACGGAAGAAGATAATGGCTAGAATAACACAAGTACTGACATTTCCATCAAAAGAATATAATCAATTAAATGCTCAGTCTTTAAATAGAGATTTAGATGCTGTACTACAAAAACTTAACACTACGTTTCAACAAGACTTAAAAGATGAGATTGAAGCGTTTAACTTTTTTTTAAATTAATGGCAAATTCATTTGTAAACAAAAAAGTAGACCTAACAACAACTAGCGTTACTACTATATATACCGTACCTACAGCCACAACAGCTGTAATTAAATCAATTTTAGTGTCAGAAGACACTGGTAATGCGGACACAATTACTGTATCATTAACTAATACAAGTTCCGCCGTTTTTAGTTTGTTTAAGACTAAAGCTATCGGTGCTAACGCTACAGTTGAATTATTGACTGCACCTCTAGTTGTAGAGGAAAGTGAAATTATTAAAATTACAGCAGCTACAGCTAATCGTTTGCATGTAGTTTTGTCTGCCTTAGAGATTAAACCAAGACAAGTAACAGTATAGATTATGGCAATAACTAGAGCACAGCAAGCAAAACAATTATTAAATGAAATAGCACCTAAAGGTGAAAGACTAGCATACATTAATTCTAGAGAAGCTAAGCTATTAAAAAAAATGGGTGGTGCTGGTATAGATGTAAACGGCACAGGTATTAGAAGTTACATGAGTCTTGGTAACGAACAAGAAATGAACGAAAATTTAAGCGCTGCCGGTGGTGGACCTGGAGGTTCTCAAAATCAAACAGGTGGAGGCTATGATGATGTTTATCAAGAAAGTAGTAACATAAATACAAGAATAGCAAATGAAAGAAGAGCTGCACAAGCTAGATCTTCTGCTGTAGCAGCCGAGGAACAAAGAAAAAGAAAAATTCAAGACGCAATAGAAGAAGATGCTATAAGAAGAAATCCATATAGATATACTGGAACACAAAGAGCCCTTCAAAAAGGAATTTCTTTTGCGCCCTTACTAAGTAGACTTACAGGCATAACACCTGATTATCTTGAGGAACAAGATAAAATAGCATCAACAATAGAAAATATTCAATTAGGTAATCGTGGTTCAGATGTTCCTTCACAATTTTTTGGTGTAACATATGATGGTCCTAATACCCCTGATAAAGATGGTAATATTACTTTTAGTGATAACAACCCAGAAGTTAATAAGCCCTTTACAGATGCAATGATGAGTAATTATAAAAGTACTGTAGGAGGTTTTCCTGATAGAGATACAGGTAAAGGTGGAGGTGGAGATAGTTATATACCACCAGTTTATGTACCACCAATATCAGCGGACACTGCAGCTAGTACAAAAGATGATGAAGCTGATCCTTTCACTGCACAGTTTACAAGAACAGGGTTGACTGATGCTGACAAGGAACGTATTAGTCAAATTGGAGGACGTTCAATTTTTGCTGCAAATGGTGGCAGAATAGGTTATGATATAGGAGGAGAAGTTATGGAAGAACAAAATTTACAAGCAGGTGCACCTGATTTAAGATTAGAAGGAAGTCAAATTCCTCAACAAGAAGAGATGGCATCAGCACCAGATATTGATGCAGAACTATATCAATTATTTTTAGACGCATTAAGAAAAGGTGATGTACCTCAAGGTACAACTTTTGATTCATACAAACAATTAATGATGCAAGCAATGTCCGAACAACAAGGTGGACAAATGCAAGGACCACAAATGGCACAACAAGAAATGATGCAACCTGAAATGCAACAAGGTATAATGCAAAATAACACAATGGAACCTGAAAGAGAGATGGCTGCTTACGGTGGTATCATGGGTTCTGATGGTAGAAAAAGATATGGCTTTGGAAGTTTTTTTAAAAAAGCTGCAAGAGCAATAAAAAAAGTTGCAAAATCACCAATAGGTAAAGCTGCATTATTATATGCAGGTGGAGCTTATTTAGGTGGATCAAGTTTATTTGCTGGAGCAGGAAGGGCAACAACAGGTCAAGGGTTTTTTAGCACATTAGGTAAAAGAATGATGAATCCTAAATTATTAAAAAATTTATATAACCCTGCATTTTTACAATCAACTGCAAGTGGAGGTGTAACATCTGCTAACGCTGCAGAAAAAATTTTACAAATGAAAAAAGCTGCACCAAAGACAAATCTTTTATCTAAAGCTTTAGGTTATGTAAAAAAAGATCCTTTGACAGCTATATTAGCAGCATCAACAGCAGCAGGTCTTTACACAAAAAAAACAAATGAAGAGGAACAGGGATTAGATGATATACTAGGTGCAAGAGATTCTACAAGTATGAATCCTGTTGGTATAAGAAAATACATTAAAGATAACATGGGTAATATTGATCCTAATGAATATGCTTATCTTTCCAAAGCTTCTTACGCTGATGGTGGAAGAATAGGTTATCAAGATGCTGGACCAGTACGGCCTGAAATTAATACAGGTCAAATTGAAATGTTAATTAAAAAAGGTGCTGACAATGATCTTATTAAAACGTTTGTAGATGGTGCACTAGACAACGACATAAATCAAATAAGAGATCAAGTGAATAACATAATGCGAAACAATAAAGCACAAGGTGGACTTATGAACCTTGGTGGCAATGAAATGGATTTAAGAGGTGGTGGTTTTGTACCGCTTGGAGCTAAAGAAAAAGCAGATGACGTTCCTGCTAGATTATCAAAGAACGAATTTGTATTCACAGCTGATGCCGTAAGAGCAGCAGGTGGAGGAAGCGTTGATAAAGGCGCAGAAAAAATGTATAACACAATGAAAAGATTAGAAGGAGTCGTAGCATAATGGGTATACTTACAAAAGGAATGGGTGCCATAATGAAGCTTGGTAAAAAATCTAACAAGCCTAAAAAAGAATCTTTATTTGATTTTGTAGATAGAAAAGGTGCTGAGGATTCTACTAACATAATTAAAAGTCCAGGAAAAATATTAAAAAATATAGGTAAAGCTACAGCCGTTGGAACTACAGCAGTGGTAGGAACCAGTGTAGTAAAAGATAAATTAAAAAAAAATAAAGAGAGTAAAAAATAATGGCTATAACAGAAACACGTGCATTACCCGCAAAATTTATTGAAGATCTAGGTACAGATTATGCTAAGCAGTTAACTGCTGCTA